AGCCACGACAAGCAGTTATTGGGCTAATTGGTGGCGGGTATATGGCGAAGGACTTGTCGGAATGTTAGAAGGAGTTATATTTTCAAACTACAAACTAATTGACACAATACCGCCTGAAGCACGTTTACTTGGTTACGGTTTAGACTTCGGGTATTCAAACGACCCTACAAGTATAGTTGAAGTTTACAATTACAACGGTCAAAGAATACTAAACGAAATTTGTTACCAAACAAGTTTATTGAATAACGACATAGCAAAGAAACTACAAAAACACGTAATAGCATACGCAGATAGTTCAGAACCGAAAAGCATAGAAGAAATACGAAGAACAGGACAACAAATTAAAGGAGTAACAAAAGGAGCGGACTCAGTTAATTACGGAATACAAATAATGCAGTCGCAAAATTATTTAGTTACTTCACAAAGCACAAATTTAATTAAAGAGTTAAGAGCGTATTGTTGGGACGCTGATAAGTCTGGTAAAACATTAAACAAACCGCAGGGCAAAAACGACCACGCAATAGACGCAGTACGTTACCACGAAATGGAAACTTTAGGACTAAACAATACACACGGGCAATATTTTATACGATGAACGATTTAGAAGTAATGATGCAATGCGTACAAATTTACATCTACCAAAAAAAAGGTGTAAAGGTTCGTATTTATTTACGAGACATCCGAGATATTAATATGTTAAAACAAGCTTACGATTACATACAAAAAAACGAACACAACAAAAACACGAATAATTAATTATTAAGATATGAAGTTAGAAATAAACGTACCAACAACTTTAAACGAAATACCATTAAAAAGCTACCAAGAATTTTTAAAGGTTCAGGAAGGAAGCAACGACCAAGAATTTATAGCGCAAAAAATGATACAAATTTTCTGCGGTATTGAATTAAAGGATATTGTCAAAATGAAGTTGACAAGTTTAAACGAATTAATAGTACACTTTAAAAACCTGTTTGAACAAAAGCCGAAATTTCAACCAACGTTTAAAATAGGCACACAAGAATTTGGGTTTATTACAAGTTTAGAAGACATAAGTTTTGGCGAATACGTAGACTTGGAAAACAACTTATTAAAGTGGGAAACATATCACAAAGCAATGGCGGTTATGTATCGTCCAATTAAAATAAAGTTCAAAGATAAATACGAAATAGTTGAATACACACCATTAAAAGAAATGCAAGAACTAATGAAGTTCACGCCTGTTGACATAGCAATAAGTTCAAGTGTTTTTTTTTGGAATTTAGGAAGCGAATTATTAAAAGCTACGGTTTCTTATTTGGAACAGCAGATAGCGAAGAACCCGAAGATGGTGGAGAATATAACGAAACAAATCAATTTGCAAAACAATGGGGCTGGTACCAGTCAATTTACGCACTCGCACAAGGAGACGTTACAAGATTTGACGCAGTTACCAAACATCGACTTGCTGAATGTCTTACCTATCTTACCTTCGAAAAACAAAAGCAAGAAATTGAACAAAGACAATTAAATAAATTACGCAAATGACCGGTTATTATAACTTATTAGACAAATTAAAAACACACTTTGACGCAGACGTTATTGTAAACACGGTAACACAAGGCGATATTTTCAAAGTTGATTTAAGCAAACAAACGATATTTCCTTTAGTTCATATTATGGTTAATAATTGTACACTTACCGAAAACACGGTAACTTGGAACATTAGTTTAATTGCAATGGATGTTGTAGACTTGTCCAAGAACGCAACTACTGATATATTTTTAGGTAACGACAACGAAATTGATGTTTTAAATACACAACACGCAGTATTAAACAGGGCGTACGAAATAATGAAACACGGAAGTTTAGCATTTGATTTATTTCAAGTTGAAGAAACTGCAAATTTAGAACCATTTACGGAACGTTTTGAAAATTATATGGCAGGTTGGACGATGACTTTAGACGTTGTGACGCCTAACGAAATGACAAAGTGTTAAGATGAAACAATCCGAAGTACAATTAGAACTTGAAAGGTTTCGTGATTACGTAATAAAAGAAGCACGTAAAAATTTAACGCGTAATAAAAAGAACGTTTCTAAAGGACTTTACGAAAGTTTAAAAGGAAATGTTAAGGCAATGCCTAATTCGTTAAGTATAGACTTTGAAATGAACCAATACGGGCAATTTCAGGACAAAGGAGTTAAGGGCGCAAACCCAAGTTTAGTAAAAAACGGAAAACAAAAAGCTCCAAACAGTCCGTTTAGTTTTAAAAACAAAAAGCCACCTGTTGAACCTTTGAGTAAATGGGCGCAAAAAAAGAATATAAGATTTAGAAATGCAGACGGAACATTTGCAAAGGGTGGGTACAAAACTTTAGGTTTTTGGTTACAGAAAAGAATATTTGCACAAGGAATAAAACCGAGTTTGTTTTTTACCAAACCGTTTGAAGCTGCATTTAAAAGATTGCCAGAAGAACTTGTTGAAAAATTTGGACTTGATGCAATGAATTTATTTAAAGAAACACAATTTAAAAACGAAAAGAAATAATGGCAAACATATTCGCACGTTCACCGTATATTATTAGAATAGCGCAAGCCGCACAACTTGGCTCAAAATTAGAAATTTTTTTATCTGACACAACTACTTTTACCGCGTTACCGCAATACACGTTGAGTAAATTAATACCTTCGCCAACAAACGTAAATACACTTTACGACATTAGTCCATACATAAGAGAATACATAAGTTTTTTGGCTTGTTCAGCAGGTGGAAATTCAGCAGTAACAAATCCAACTAATGAACGAGTAAATGTGCAATTAAAAATGTATTCATATAACGGAACTGTATATACTTTATTTTATACAGATACGCACGTAGGATATGACGGCTATACATATTACGAAGAATTATATAATAAAGATTTAGGAAACTACGGACTCGATAGAACAAATTATTACTACAATCCAACAAGCAACGCAGGAAAAATACGGGTTACAGGTGGCGCAAGTTTTATGGCAACATATACAAGTTTTGATTTAACGCCTGTTATTACAAGTTTATCAATATCAAGTGGTATTTTTGACATTCCAAGAGTAAGAACGGCAAACGTATTGGTAGGGAATAAAGTTGAAATTTTTAATGCAGCCGGAATAGTTCAAGCAACTTGGAATTTTTACCCACAAGACGAATGCAAATATACACCTGTAATTATTGACTTTGTAAATAGATATGGAGCTTGGCAACGTGAGTTCTTTTTTAAAGTAAGTACAGATAATTTTAGCGTTGAAAACACGGAATACAATTTACTTCAAACTTCACAATTTGCAGGTTCACCACCAACTTTTTATAGTGGATTAGAAGGTCAAAGAAAAACATTTAACACCAATGGAAAGAAAAGTGTTAAAGTTAATACAGGTTGGGTTAAAGAAAGTTGGAAGGACGTTTTAAAACAAATAATGTTAAGCGAAAGAATTTTAATTGACAACAAACCTGCAAAGATTAATACTAAAAGCACGGAGTTGTTTAAGCATATAAACACGAAACAAACAATAAATTATACTTTGGAATTTGAGTTTGCATACGATGTTATTAATTCAGTTATTTAATGAAAAGAGAAGTATCAATTTATATTGAAACAGATATTGCACAAACGGAATTAGATTTTTCACGTTTGGAATTATTCAACGATGAAAAAATTAGTGTAAGTTCAACAATACAAAACATATCGGATATAAGTAAAATATTTACAGACTTTTCACAGGGTTTTACAATTCCGTGTTCACCGACAAACAACGCTATCTTTAAACACTTTTACCAAAATGACGTTGATACTTATGGAGTAATTGATTATCAAAATCGTTACAATGCTTACATAGAAATTGATTCAACATTTTTTAGACGTGGTAAAATTCAACTTGAAAAGACGAACCTAAAAAACGGAAAGGCGGATAGTTATTCAATAACATTTTACGGAGCGGGTGTAAGTTTAAAAGACTTTTTTGCTGAAGACAAATTAAGCCAATTAGATTATTCAACATTAGACCACGACTATACAAACCAAGAAGTTTACGATAGAGTAACAATTGACAGCGCAAGTATTGATTACGATGTACGTTATCCGTTAATAACTTCAAGAAAAGTTTGGCAGTTTGGTTCAAGTGTTCCTTTAGCAACAGCAAGTTGTCCAAGTTGGTATAATTACCCAGTGGATGACACTAACAATATAAATAGTTCAACAGGTCAAATACTTTATACTGATTTATTTCCTGCTGTTAGGGTTGCAAGTTTATTTAACCTTATAGAAACAAAATACGGAATAACATTTAACGGATTATTCTTGGGTTCGGATATGTTTAAAAAAGCGTTTTTATGGTTTAAAAATAAAGATAGTTATCACTATACAAATAACGCTATTGATTTAAATTTTAATAGTGTAAGTAATACCCTTGCAAATGCTTTTAATTTAGGCGCAAATACTTTTAATTATATACCCGTAGGAAATAGCGGTATTCATAATTTATATGTTACGGTTGTAAGTTTGACAACAACACCAAGTGATTATTTTATTGATGTTTATAAAAACGGAGTTTTTTTTACAACGTTTCAAGGCACAACAACGGCTTCACCTTATCAATTTGTAATAGGCGGGCCAACGGAACAAATTACTTTTAAAGTACGTAGTTTTTACGCAATAACCGTTGGAATAGATTTAGTTTACAAAAGGCAATACCTTACAGGAAACTTAAATCAAGTAATTGATTATGGGCAATGTTCAGCAACAGCAATTACAACTTCATATACTGATTTAGCAGGTTTAGCGCCGGATATGAAAATAAGTGATTTTATTTCTGGAATATGCAAGGAATTTAATATGACTGTTTACTCGAAAGAAAAAAATACTTATACTTTTGACCCGTTACCAATTTGGTACGGAAGGGGTGTTATTCGGGACATAACCAAATATACTGATGTTACAAGCATTGAAATTGAAAGAATGAAACTTTATAAGTCTATTCAATTTAAGTATCAAGATAGCGAATGTTTTATGAACAAATCATTTTTAGAAAGTTCAGCAAATGTCAACGCACACGGATATGGAGATTTAAAAATTGGTTTTGAATATGACGGCGGAGAATACAAAATTGAAAGTCCTTTTGAGAATTTATTATTTAATAATTTTGGCAATGATTTACAAGTAGGTTATGCGTTAAATAAAGAATTAAATTCCTATATTCCAAAACCTGTTTTGTTGTATATGAATCAAGGAACATATTTAACAGGCAGCGACAAATTTTATTTTGAATTAAATGGTGTTTCACAAGCTTTAAATTACTATGTTCCATTTGGACAAGACACAAATATATTAAGTTCATTAAGTGGATTGTTTCCGGTAACATTAAATTTTGGTGAAGAAATTTCAACGTTTTATTATGTAAACAACCCTAACACACTTTATGCAGTATATTATAAAAGTTATTTAGAGAATTTATACAACGTTAAAAATAGATTAGTAAAAGTTAAAACAATACTTCCTGTTTCTTTACTTACACAACTTGAATTAAACGATAGACTTGTTATAAGAGATAAGCGTTATTTAATAAACCAAATGCAAAGTGATTTGACAACAGGCGATGTAAATTTTGAATTAATAAGTGATTTTGCAGAAGTTAAACCTGTTAAATTTGAAGTTAGTCCTGTTGATGTAGGGAGCGGACATAAAGCTGCAATTGCATTTAGCAATGGGGTTACAGGAGTAAGCGTTGGTAAAAGTGCAAACGCAAGTAATGTTACTTTGTCAAATTCATTTTTTACGCAAGAAGGTTATTTAACAATTACCGTACCGCCAAACGCAGCAAGAGTAATTATACTTACTTTGACAAGTGATTATATTAATGGAGATAAAGAAGACGCATATATAGTAATAGACCAACAATGATAAATAAAATAATTGAAATGCTTTTATTAAGCAATTTTTACGGTGAAAGTGAAAACATCGACATCGCAAAGGGTAAATATAAATTTACTACTTCCATTAAAGAACAATGGAAACAAGCACAACGCAAAAGACTAATAGAAAAAAAACTAAAAAATAATGGCTGAAAAAAAAGTAGTTGAATTAGAAGTAAATTCTAATTTAGGAAATTTAAAACAACAACTTAAACAAGCACAAGTTGAAGTTCAAACGTTGGCGGATAAGTTCGGCGCAACTTCAGCACAAGCAGTTGAAGCGGCAAAGAAAGCGGCTATTCTTAAAGACAAAATAGGCGATGCAAAAGCGTTGACTGATGCGTTCAACCCAGACGCAAAGTTCAAAGCGTTGAGCGGTGCGTTAACAGGTGTTGCAGGTGGTTTTTCAGTTGTTACCGGTGCAATGGGAGCGTTCGGAAAACAAAACGAAGACGTAGAAAAAGCGTTGTTAAAAGTTCAAAGCGCAATGGCTTTAGCTTCAGGCGCACAAGCAATCGGTGAAAGCATTGATAGTTTTAAACAACTTGGAGCGGTAATAAAAGCAAATTCAGTATTTCAAAAAATATTAACTGCGGGTCAATATGCTTATAATTTAGCAATGGCGTTAAACCCAATTGGTGCAATTATAGCGGCAACTATTGCTTTAATAGCGGTAGGTTATAAATTGATTACAATGTTTCAAGCAAGCGAACAAGCAAACGCTAAAAACGAAGCTGCAATTAAAAAGAATGATGCTGCATTAAAACAACAAATAAAAACAAGTGAAAAAGCAAGTGAAGCATTAAAAACAAAAAACGGACACGAATACGAAATGGCGAAAGCTTCAGGTGCAAGTTCAGAGTCATTAAGAAAATTAGCATTAAAACACGCAGAAGCACAAATTGCTTTAGAAAAATCAACTTTAGCAACGGCAAAAGATACTTACGAAAAAAACAAAAATACTTTAGCCAATTTAATTAATAGTGGCGCAACTGAAGAACAAATAACAAAGCAAAGAGAATTAACAACTGAAGCGCGAAAAGCCGTAACAGAAGAACGCAAAGAATTACAAGCAGCGATTAAAGATAAAGCGGATATTATAAGAAAAAACGCAGTTGAAGTACGTCAAGAATTAACCGAAAATAACAATAAAGTA